GTATGTTTTTACTAGCGTTATTTAATTCACTCGGCCCTAACAGTATTTGACCAAGTGCAGTGTCATCACTGTTTTCTTGTGTGTCCTCACCTGACCAAGGGTTTGGTGGCTGGTTACAAGTTGATAAATTACCACCACCACAAGGACTAAATCTTTGACCTAGTTTGTTATCAAAATTAAAACCACTTATGATAGGACCATCATCATCTTCATCGGTAATAAAAAATCCAGGATTACTTGGGTCTTCTACAAGTGTTGGAGTTCCAGGAGCAAAAAAATCTGAATCAATACTTTGGTCTACCTGTCCAGTGATTATTTCAGTATAAATTTTAGAAATTTCTTTTACGTACTGATAGTTTTGATTTTTTAATTCATTTTCATGACAACCAGACCCTCTATCAAATAATGCTGAAACATTACAACCAGTCGCATCTATCAGGTATTTTAAAACATCTATTGGGTCTTGGTAACTGGTTATCCCTATGTCATTAAACCAAAAATTTGGGTCCCAACCATCTTCATAAAATGTCCCTGGAAAAAATTGTGGATTTTGTTTATATAAATCAAAAACACAACTGCTTTTATTTATACAATTTTCTATTTCATTTAATGTATCCCCACACATTTCAATACGGCCTAATGACACAATTTTAGTTGAGTTATAGGCGTTACAATATATGTTATCATCAATATCTGTTGCTCCATTACCACAAGAATAACCATCACAGTTACCAAGTACTGTTTTGTTATGCCAATGTTTATGGTAATTTATGAAGTTTGTACTATAATTACCATCGGTTGTTTCGGAACCCCTAATTAAACAATTTTTACACCTCTTTGGTGTATTATTGACATGTGGACAACATTGGTTGCTTCTGTAATTATCTGATGACCTAGTGTCAGCACCAGGTCCACAAAATTTTTCTTTTTTAACTAGCTCACCACTTTGCTTTTTTAGTTTAGACTTGTACTTATATTGAAATAAATAAGCTGTACCAGTAATCCATGCGTCAAAGAAGCATCTTCTAATGACCTGTCTTTTTTCGGCTAATTCTATAATCCTACAACATAACCATTTTTCAAGGACATCTAAAGCACCACAATTATTTTCATTAGCAACAAAAGAAAATGCTTTAAGACAAAGAACTGGGTCGTTACAGGTGGCGTCCGCAGGTAAAGCTAATGTGTCATCTGGACAACCACAAACCTCTTTTATTGATATTATTCCGCTAATATCTGGTGAAGAAGGTGGGGTACAATCGATTCCATCGTCACAATTAGCGGTTCCACCACATGGTGGACCATTATCGTCCCCACAAACTGAACCACTGTCTGGGTTTGTGTGTATACAATATTCTTCATCCGCACAAGATAGTGAAAACCCTCTTGAATTTGGACCATATTGTATACAACAATACGAATCTTCTTCATCATCACAAAATTGAGACATAATATTACCAAGCCAACCAAAGGGCCGGAAGGCTATTATACTATAAAATCTAACTAAACAAAAAGGTGTGCCAAATATTGTGAAAGATAGGTTAAACCCTATATAAAAACCAAATGATAGTGTCATCATAATTATTATCATCCTAATAAAAGCCGCACCAATTTGTAAGAAAAAACTACCTAATCCAAACAAGAAGTCGGGTTTTTTAACAGCTGTATTAAATGGCATTACGTTATTAGCTGCCCCATCAGCGTCCGTATTTTTTAATCCAAGAAAACTCCACCTACTATTACCTTTTTTATATTTTTTTATATATTGAGCTATTGTGTATAATTGCTTCCACTCAAATAAGTGAAAATCTTTAAGTATAGAATTACCCGATGACGACGCAAAATTCAAATCATCAGTTTTATAGTCTGATATATCGTCTGTAAATCTTTGGTCTTCCGTACCTCCGATGTTATCAGTATGACCGTCAGTTGTAAACCCTGGTGTACCACCGTGAGGTACACCTAAACTTGGGAAAATCATGTTGGCTGTCCTTCTTTTTCTATTAGATGGTGGTTCGTTGAAGGACATTTTCATCCTATACAAAGCTTTTGTCGGTAGTCCTATTTCTGGGTCTTCAGAAGGCACTAAATCACCAACTTCGTTGGTTACGACTCTACCAATATTCATTGGTAATGTAGTAACAAAAGTACCGTCATCATCAATTAAATCACCACCATTTATATCAAAAAATTCTAACTCGGTTGGTACAATCTTTTTGTTTTGAACCCACTCTACTATGTTTACTTCTTTTGCCCTTATAAAATTAATGGTTCCAGCCCCAGTTCTTAATTCTGTTAATTCACCCATATCATTTCTTGGGTTGCATCTTTTATTAATAGAATTTTTTTCATTATCAGAAAATATTGAGCCTGTGAATAAAGCTGTTGGTTCTAGGACCACATTAGTATCTATATCTACTCTTGTTATACCTATTTCACAATTTTCTGGTTTACCCCAAAATGGTATAACGTCTACTGACTGATTACTAGATTTTATTTGGACTAGTGTGTCTAGATTTTTACTTGTTTTAAACTTAGTATACCCATCGAAAAACCCTAATGGTGCCCCTTGTGATATTAAATCGTAAGGTCTACTACTTAATAAACCACAGTCACTTAGGTCTGTATCCATGTGTATGATTCTTGGCCCCACTGGTACGCCAAATAACATAAAGTCACCCGATTCATTAGTTTTTGTCGTATATTTGTAGTATTTTTCAAAAACTTCTATTATTACTTCGTTTGATAGGAGTGTTTCTTTGTCTGGAAAAGTACCTGTTGGTACATTTAAGTCACAGGTGGTTGTATTTAGTAATAGGTTATATCTATACCCCTCATTGTTTTTATCTGTTAGGCTCTTATATGGGTATAAATCTTTTATTAATTCGTTTTTTTCGTCCTCATCTGTGATTGGTATGAATATGGATACTTTTGAATTGGGTACACCAAAACCTTGATTGGCTAAAACCCTACCAACAACAACACCATAATTAGAGCAAAAATCTGCATACAAATCTTCTTGTGATATTTTTAAACTTAATACCTCTAAAAAATCAAAACTTTGTTCTAGTTTTACCTTTAAATGTTTATCATCACCACCTGGTTTTGTTTTTAATCTTATAGTTTTATTTAACTCTTCCATTAATATCCGTATATTATCTTATCATTTCTAGTGTTGAAATACCCTATAACATTTGAACTTGTTGTTATATCTTCATTTAACATATTTTTATATATCTTTTCAAATATCACCCTAAATTTATAGTCTTTATTGACATCTAAATTAGTAACATTAGTACTATATGTTGTTTCGGTTGTATTATATTCTACTTTTGTTGTTGAGAACAGACTAGTCCAATTAGTGTCTGACTCCTCAGTAACTTCAACCGTAAAATAACCTTCATTCCTTATTTGTTCAATTATTGGGGTTACATTCCATTGTAAAATAACACTATCTTTATCTAATGTGCCTAAATTATTATACGAATCTAAGTTAGTTTTAAAATACCAAAAAGAAAGTATATCACCCTCTTTAATTGTTATGTAGTTTGGGTTAAATATTATTTTGTTAGGCGTTGTGGTACTTTTGTAGAATTCTATACCATCAAATAATTTTAAACCATTAACCATAGCTACAACTGTAGATTCATAATCAAAATTAGATGTTAAAAACACTTCTTGTGTGCCCTTTACTATATTATTGTTAACTATGTTTGTTGTTGAGGCTGTAACACCGTTTGTGAATCCAGTTACTTGGAATGTGTCTATCTTAAATAACTCATTACTAGGTACTGATATTGCCGTTTGGAAACTCTCGGGACCAATCAAATACACAATCGTAATTATATCCCTAGATTCAATATTACCACTAGATATGTTTACTATAGGTGTCGTTCTAGGGTATAACGAGTTATCCATGGTGTAGTCTAGTGTTGGCGTTAATAAAACACCATTAACGTATAGGTTAATTTCATTACCTATAGGTTGATTAGCTAAATTAAAATAGTTTTTAAAATTACTACCTTTTATCGTTTCTTGTATCATAGTTACCCTATCTACTATATTGGCGAAAGTTTTACTAATTGTAGGTTTTGCTGGGTTAGTCACAGTTATAAAATACCAATCATAATCAAAGTTAAAATTATTTAATTGGTTTGAGTTTTCCCATGTGTCTATTTTTCTTTTAACGCACTCTTTGGGTGTGAATTTATAGTAACTCCTTAACATATACTCTGTGTTAGTGAGTGGTAATTCACCTAAAGATATTATATCGTTTATTGTTGTTGATGTTATTGCACTAAACTCATGACACTTTTCAAAAGATGGTGTTACGTTATTTAATGTTTTAAATGCGTTGTTTAACGAGAAGTTTGTTCTATTATATATTTTATAACAAAAATTACCAGTATACCCAGTGTAATCAGTAGAGCCCGTAAAATTAAACCCTAAGTCTATATCATTAACTTCTGAAAAATTATAGACGGAATAACAGTTCGTAGGTGTGCCACTACATGGTGTTGTTGAACCAGTAACTGGTTTTGTTGCCCCACTTACCCAATATGTCGGCCCATTAAAGGGTTCGAAACAAAAATTAGTTACGGGGTTAACGTTATATATGTTACTTAAACCTAAATCCCTATCTAATGGGGTGTCCATATACTTATTTTCTTTTATTTTACATAAAAATCCCATTATTCTAATATTATATCATTTTTTGCTGCTTGTAATCTACCTTGGTACTGTAATTTTCTTCGTTTTCTTTCCTCTATGCCACCAACTGTTGACGGTAGGATTGTCGTGACACCATTTTCTTTCGGTAGTGGTTTTATTTTTACTGTTTCAGTATCTATTGGTCCATTCTCAGTCGATTCGTAATCTAGTTCTCTGTACGTAACGTCACGGGATTCATTACCATTATTTGTGTCGTAACTTTGTGACCTACCACTAGTTATTGGTTGTGGTGTTAGATTTGTATCATTAGGAATTGTCGTGACATCCCCCTCAACAAACTCAAAGTCAAAATCACACTCATCGTATTGTGTACATATTTCGTCTGGTCTATTACACCACCTTTCACCCGACACAAATATTGTTGTTGCTGGTATGAATTGTTCAACAAATTGTACCCAAAAACTTTGAAATGTTTTCTTATACCCCTCTAATTCTAATAAAGTAAATTTTGTTTTACACGCTAATGGGTCAGAATTTTGTGTTAAAATAATTGTTGTTGTTGAAGCTGTTGTTGCCCCACTATAACATGTGTTACCACTTAATGTAAAATTGTCAATACACCCTATGGTAGTTCTATAACATGTTTCGGTTCCAGCACTTAATGTATATTCATCTGGACAAGGACCACCAATATTACACATATCAAATGTTAAAAATAATTCTTTACTGTTAAGAACTAAATTACTATGTTTTTCTAAAACAGATGATTGTTTAAAATAATCAGTATACCTCCATTCTAATTCAGCGTCCAAACTAGGGGCGAAAGTTCTATTTATTTCACCATAACCTTCAATTAATCCGTATTGCCCTTGGGTTATTATCCTATTGTCAGTAAATCTACCACTTTGGTTTTGGTATTCGGAATACCCTAACTCACCAGGATTATAAACCCAAGATTTTTTATTATCTATCACTGGGGCTATATCAAAACCTGGGCAATCATTATTTATTATTTCAGTTATCGTTAATTCTTCATTACAATTAAACTTAAAATTATCTAAGAATATATCATATACACAACAACAATTTAATCCAGACGTAAATTGTAGATAGGCGTTAAAACCTTCAGTAGTACCTGTTGTTGGTATTGTAAATTGTGTCGTAATATCAAACCAAGTTTCTAAATCAATAAAAGAAAATGAGTCTGATGTTTGTATAACATTATTTTTATCATCTCTTATAACTAAGTTGACTGATATTGGTGCTTCTGGGTTATAACAACAAGGTGTTTCAGTTTCACCACTAATTGTTTGTGGTAACTGTTGTGATGTTTGTGGGGTTCTTTTTGTTGTTGTTGAGTTATAGTCAACTAAATTATTGTTTTCATCAAATGATAATAAACATGGTTCCGTTGGGTTTTCTATTATTATTATATCATCATCATTATCTTCTATCTCAACACAAGGGTTTTCAGGTTTACCAAAATAAAATGACATTGATACATCTATTGGTGTTTCACATTCTGGTTTGATTAAGTCTCTATTTAGTTTAAATTCTAGTGGTAAACATGGGTTTGGGTCACTTGTAAAACAATTAACATCACCATTATAACTTTCATATGACCACGGTAAATTATTAGCTGAAGCTATTTGTAAACAACACGTTTCACTTATTGATTCATTATTAAAAGTTACAATTGTTATATTTTGATTAAAGTCATCAACAATTGTTGTCATGGTTATGTCAGTTAAACTAACATTACAATCGTCCTGTGGTTCACAAAAACATAACGTACCATCAAAAAACCCACCTAATTCATCACATTTAGTAGAACTAACTGACTGTGGTATTCCTTGGCTTTCTGTTTGTTGTGGTCCTTGTGTTATTTCATAACATAAATAAAACCCACCACTAACAGCTAAAGCGTTGGATAGTAATATTTTTACTTTTACGTCCTCACTAATATCGTCACCATCTATATCTGAACTATTAAAGGCGTTATTAATAACAAAAATAACCTCATCAGAAGATAAACCTAAAGATAATAGTGTTTCTGGTGTTAATAATAATTTAGCCCCTTCTTCTGTTGACGCTATGGATAAAAATAATCCAACATCAGTCAAACACTCACACTCTATTATAGTTTCGGGTATTGTATCACAAAGACAAACTGACGATTCTTCACCAAACTCATTAACATTAGTGGTGAAGTTAGAGTCTGATAGGGCTTTACAACAATTTTCATTTACTATTGGTTCACCTGTTAATATGTCTATATAAAAACTACCGTTACCAAAGTTTGGTGTTAATGGGTTTGTTGGGTCTGATGTTATAACACTAACTAAAAAGTCCCAAAGTGGTGTGTTTATATTTTGTAAACTATCACCATTCATTGTTGTATATAAATTATCCCACCAAGCAAAATTATCACAATCAACACATGTAATTCTTTCTTGTAGTTCATTAGTGGTTATTAAACCCAAGTCATAGGTTTCACATAAACTAGATGGCTCTAATAGGTTACAAGTTCTTGTGACTGAATCCCAAGAAACAATATTACCCAATGATTCATAATAAGTACAACACTCTTCAGTTAATGACATATCTCCATTACTAACAACTTCACCTAAAGTTGTTATAGTGTAAAATAAATCTTTACAGTTTATTAAATCTGTATCCGTGTCTGGGTTGTTATCCCCAACCCCATTTGGGTTTAAAACTAAATCACCTAAGTCTAGTATTGGGCCACCACTATTCGTATCACCATAAGTACAACAATTATCACAGGGGTTTACCGCTTCTGGGTTAAAGTTATTTGCTTGTGTGTCTATACACCCAGTTACGGAAACACTACCGTACTGACAACAACCATTTGTTAATACACCACCTAAATCTGGTTGTGGGGTTGCACCAAATACATAACCAGTGCACCAAATAGATGCGAATGGATTATAGTTACTAGCTGCTGGGTCTAAACAACCAACCCCCTCTTTATCACCACCTATTTCTATTATATTTGCCATTTTATTTTATTTTCTTTATGCTAGATAACACCCAACCCCAATTTGCCATAACGCGTTTTGGTTGCCACTTACTGACTTATAATATATACAACAGTTCTCACTTATTGGTACACCGTTAGTGTCGGTTATTATTGTGTATTCAATACCACCAATGGTTTGTATATCTAATAAATAATTACCAGGAGAAGCTATTGGATGAAACGTTGGCGGTATATATGGTGGGCATATGTAACAACCTACACCTGAGACCTCTTCCCCAAATACATTGAGTAATGGTTCTGAGGCATAAAACCCATCGATATTTTCACAACAATCTTTATTGTATAATGAACCATCTAAATTTGTTATTGTATTACTAATGTTGTCAATCAATGGGTCAGTACATCTTCTACAAAAAGGTGTGCTTCCTTGTGTTTGTATGTATTCAAACCCTAAAGATGTACAACAAGCGTTTGATAGTGTGTTACCACTTAAATCCGTTATATTAATTGTATTATCGTCTAATACTGTTTCTTTAATTTCTCTAGGACATGGGAAACAACCAAGCTTTTCATTACCTAACGTTTGGATGGTGTTGTAAGTTGCTCTGAGTTGTTCGTAGGTACCCGATGCAGTTATTAAACTTATTGTGGGGGACCCAAAATAATAACCTAAAGATAGACAGCAAGACTGTGAAAGTATTGTAAAGTTATCCACACCAACCGGTTGTGTATCATCAATTAACGTCCCAAATAAACCATTAAAATTTATGGTTGTTTCTCTCGAACATTCATCTACATTCGTAACTATTTCACATAATTTTGTTTTAGGGTTCCAAGTACCACCCCTTAATTTACAACATTCTTCATTTTTCAATATTTCACCATTAAACATATAAAAACTTTTACCATTACTAAAATATGTGTTCATTACCATAATTAAGAAAGTACGAGCCTCTAATGGGTCGTTTCCGGTATACCCGTATTGTGTCGCTAATGTTAATATTTGTGTTTCACTATCACCTATGTTAGATAAAAAACTTTCTGGGGTATTTATAAGGTCTAGTGCCGATTCTGGTGGACACCACCAACAATAATAGAAGTTTTCATCTACTGGTGGTATCGTACCTTGTTGGTCTACACCTATAGGCGTGGTGTTGTTTGGTTCCTGTTGTCTATTGGTTGGACCAGAAAACCCAAATCCCGTCTGACCACAATCAGTACAAACTTCAAAATAGTTATCACCACTATTGTAGGGGTAGACCTCCATTACATATGTCGATGGGCCCGCCTCATCTAATAAGATATCTGTTGATAGTGTTTGGTAAGGATTTTTAAAATCTGAAAAAACAATTATTGGTATGGGTCCTGGTGATGACGGTAATTTTTTTAATACGTAATAAATACCAGGTTGTGATGCCCCAGCAACAATACCAGATATGGGCCCTTTGGTTGTAATAGTTAAGGTTATTGGGTTAGTCACTGAAGCGGTTGGTGCGTCTATTGTAAATTGAGCTGTTGCCGGTGCTGAACCAGTACCACTCCATTCCGTTTGTGGTACATCTTTGAAAACAATACTATTACCGACACAATCATTATTAGTTGTGAGAGTTCCGCCAACACCAGTAATGTTAGTTTGTAAAAATGTTAATTGGCAATCTGTTGTATTCCCATCTGGTCCGTCTATAACGATTACTTCAGCAGAATCAGCAGGGTTAGATATGGTTTTTTTAAAACAAATTACCCCATTTTCTGTTGTTTTTGGTATTAACCCGAACCTAGAACAACATTCCTCATTTTCTACATAATATGTGGTGGTTCCATTAGCGTCAATAAAACCTTCAAACCCTTCACCATTTGTTACTTCCGACCAAACCCAACCTTCACAAGGTACTGTGTTTGGTCCCCAATAAAAATCACAACACTCCTCAATATCGTGTGGGACACTTGTCTGGGTTTTAGGGTCCGAAATGTAAATTAACCCAGAAGGGTGAAAAGTTATGTCTGTTGGGCAGTCCGCACATAATTCCGATTCTCCAGCTTGGAATGTTATTCTTAGTGAATGGGTGTCACCACTATCTCTAACGTTTATTGGACCATCTGCATTACCAAATGAAACCAACCCTGCTGACAAAACATTAATATTATCATCTGGGTTTACAAAGAATGGTGAAACCTCTTGTCCGTAATTAGAGAATGGTTGCCCATTTTCATTTGGGGTGAATGTTCCGTTATTATACTCAGTAAAATAGTTAGTTATTAATGGTTCTGTCCTATTAATGTTTGTTGTTTCTTGGAACTCTTCAATGAAACATCTAAATCTATCCCAATATCTTTGTCCAAAATCATATGTACCGTAATGTGGGTTATTTCCTGTGGTTCTTATATTCCCTCCATTATACCAAAACCCATCATTTTGAAACCAAAATGTTTCATCGTCTTTTGGTACCTCTGGAAATCCATTGTCATCAAAAGGGAATGTATTATAATTAAGGTCAAAATAATCAGGCCCAAACAGACTATTAAATTGTCTTCTAACCGCATTCAAATCTAATCTATCTTTAGCTAAATAAACTCTTTCGTCCATAGTAACTAAACAATTATTTATACCAAACAATTTCATGAAAAATTCTAAAACTTTTCTAGTACCCTTAGACCTAAACAACCACCAAGCATTTATAACCAATCTTCTCCATAACTCAATGTCTATTTCTTTTGCTGATAGTTCTCTTGAATAACCCGCGAATTGTGGGTCGTCACCTTCCTCGTCATTCTCCAATAAATTAAAAGCATTTCCTGTTGTAATTAAGGTGTCAAACCCTAATGTTTTTGCCATTATCTTTATTAAGCTATCTGATGTGTTATCTTTTTTATTATAAGTTACAACATTAGCGAAAGAAATGCCATCAATATATTTTTTAATTACATCAAATTCTACACCATATACTCTTAATAGTTTAGAAACCCTCATACCAGTTTGTGAAGTACCCTCACCTTCTGTATCATATTCTATGATTGAGTCGGAAACAAACCTTCTTAGTACTAAATCTGTTTTATTTTCATCATATAAATTAGCTATTTTAAATAAATTTTCTATATAATCTTCATAAGAAGCTGTGTTTATATCTAAATTGTAACCATCACTTGTTGGCCAAGAAAAACTTTTAAGTGTAAAACCTATATCACCATTACCATACTTAATTGGCACATTTATAGTAAAATTATATATGGGTATCGTTAACCTGTCCAATAAAAGATTTTGAAAATCAGTTAAATTTATGAAAAATTTATCCCTTATTGTTTTGGTTGGTTTTATTTGGAAATTTCTTTGTGAAAAAGTTGTGCCCGATAATCCATTAAAAACTTTTCCATTAATATTAAAATATATATACCTATCACCGGTTGTTTTACCAGTCATACCTTTTATGGTGTACTCATTATCATTTTCATCACTTAAAACATATTCTGATACTTGTGAGGGTATATTATCTTGACCAAATGGATTATCAGTATAGTCTAAATTATATGGGTTATTAACCCCCACTGTTGGTGTTTTAAATGTTGCTGTATCTGTCGGTGTGTCGTAATTAAAATCTAATATGGTATTTATGCCTGATGGTCTTTGTTGGTTCGCATTTATGGGATTAACTGTTATTGATAAAGAGGCTGGCCATTTAACAATTATTTCTTGTACTGTATTTTCTAAAAACTTATAAAAACTACCAAAATAAACGTATCTATTAATATTTGTTTTATCATAATTTAAATTAACATACACATTATTAGAGACCATTGTTTGTAACTCTGACTCAGTTATATTTAAATTATTTAAATTATAGTAGTCTGACCATTCACCTAACTTAAAGTCTTGTGCCACCCTACCCTCAAAGTTGGATGTTATCGCGAAATTACCTAAAGTAAAAAAGGCATTCGGGTCTGTAAACTGATTACCGACTAGACTTGGAGCAAAATCACCTTGTCTTAGTTTATAAGCGTCTGTTAACGAACCTGGTACTACTTTTCTTACTGCCATAAATTAATTTATTACCCAATATTAGTTATTGTATCAAAATCTTTAGTTTCATCTATGTTACTTCTTTGTTCTCTAATTTCATAAAGTGGTTCACCACTAAATTGGTCTTGTATCTCATAAAGATTATATTGTTTATATATTTCATTACTAAAGTTATATAATGTGTATATACCATCTTGTATGCCTTTACTTTGGTTACCGTATAAACCTACCGCTAATGAATTAATATCATATTCTGTTAAATTTAATTCCATTAATATAGGGTCAAAAGTTGTTTTATTAATTTTAATTTTTTGACCTGTTTTCCCAACATAAGGTAAACTATTAGGTTTTACTGTTGGTGCTGATGATGGTGTTACCGTTAAGAATACTAGGTTTGAATTGTTATTAAATCTATACCTAACGGCTTTTTGTGTTGTACTGGGTAAGTTTTGTGTTATTGGTTCAGCTCTATTTGCTGAAGTTATTATAGTAAACGTATCTGTCGCGACACCATTATCATAATACTCAATTCTAGAACCAACTAAAGAATCCAAATCCCCTAATACGTTAGAATCTAAAATAACCCCCTTTATGTTAGGGAATGCCGCTAAAACACCACAATCAGTAATGTTTATGGTTATTATTCTAGGCCTTATTAATATATTGTATATACCAATATTGGAAAACTGGTCTGCTGGTAATTTTAAATTAAAATATCCAGGTAATATGTCACCATCGGGGCCATTTAATGTTGTTAAACCCCCGCCGTTTATTGTTTTAAAATTATTTGTTGGTTCTACATTTCTATCACCAACATAACTATATAATACCTCTATGTCGTTTAATGGTACACTTGATAATCTTTTGATTCCGTAATTTCCTATTGCCATAATTAACTTTTTTTAATATAATAAAACCCATTTTTATAGGTTTCTAATCGCCCAATGTTGTTTATATCCGATAATCTCATGTGTTTTTCATATACATTACCAACACCTCTCTCTATAAATATTTCATCTTCTATTTCAGGCAAAAAAACTTGTTCTAATTTATTCTCTTCTTTTATTAATGGGTATTGTTCAAAGTCGTCACCTATTTTCTGAAGTTTAAATATTGTGTCTTGTTTATACGGTTCTGTAACATAATTTGGTGCTGTATAAGTTTTTATTTTTTTTTGGTTTTTTGTTATTGACTTTGGTCCGTTTTGGAAGGTTTTATTAAAAAATGTTTTATAATATATATCATCAATTTCATATTCAATAAAATCTGTTTGTACATTTAAAACACCATTAATCCCAACTTTATATGGATTATTAACGTCTAATGTTTTTAATTCACTTAATCTATTACTTGTTCTTCCTGTTATATACATAGTTTATTTTTTTTTAATCCGGCACACAATAGAATTTATACTGTCTTCTATGTCCACTACCACAACCAATGCTGTTGTCTTTCCATTTTACCCCACCAAAAATATTGCCGTCATCAGTAGAACTACAATTACACCCATTATCAAATGTTCCATCACAACCAAAACCTTCAGATGTGCATTCAGCTTGTGTTAGTAGATGGTGTGTGTTTGCTGGACCTGGACAACAATGACATGGGTTTGGTATGACCGTTGGGGCACTTGCGGTAGCGATACACCCTGTGGTTTGTGCTTTACCACATCCGTTTGATTTACATCCATCAATTATTGCGTAGCTGGTACCGCAACTAGGGTGTATCGCTTTACACCATTCGTCAGCCTTATTCTCTAAAGTTGTTATAGATGGTAATTCTGCTACTGTTGCTTTACAAGATGTACCTAATAGATAACAACCGCCACCAATTGAACCTGCGGGTGTGTCAACCGAAACCCCGCCAGATGTTGTACCACCCGTAAAACCGTAGTCACAACAGCTCACACACTGAACTGTTGCTGAATCAGAATAGTTTATAGCGTTCATATCCATACAACCCGTTATTATAAAATCACCAGGTGTTGTTACATTAGTATTGTTTTCATCGTAGTTACTTGTTTCCCCACTACTTATAGGGTTTGTACCAAAATCACCATAACCATCATTATCTGTGTTCCAAAAACTACCCAAATCTACCACTTCTCGCGGTGGTTTAACATCAGTATAAACCCCCAAATCTTTTATACTTTGTTTAATTAGTATTGGTAAAAATAAATCTTCCTGATTAATATAGGCGATAGTGTCTTCAATACCATCATTATCCGTATCAATAGTTGTTAAAATTCTTTTAACCTTAATATTTCTTTCATATTTTTCCACTATAATATAACTCTTTCTGTTAATGTTATTGTGTTAGTGGTGTTGCCACCAATAAGGGGTTGTGGTATTACAGCGAAATTATGGTTACCATTATTATTATTAGGGTTGTATACCGTAATTGGGCTAGTCCAGTAATCACTATTAGCACTATATTGTGTTATGTTTATTGGTGACGTAAAACCGTTTGGTAGGTTATAAAAATCATATACTTTACCATTTAATGCACTGAAAAATCTACCAATAATATATAAATTTAGGTCATCGTTTGTTTCATTAAATAACGTATAATTTCTATCCCAAAAAATCCTTTTTAGGTTGAAGTTTGGTGATTTTGTGTCTGTAACGTCTAATTCCTCGAATAACATTAAATTTCTATTTTCTGGACTATTTTTATCGTAAAAATATAATCTAAAATAACTTTTTAAGAATGAATTTTTCCTAAGACCACCACTGCTGGAAGTGTTAAATCCTGCCGCTTCGTAATCTGCTAAATAAGTGTTTGTGCTCCTATCTAAAAACCTAAAATTTATATTAATACCTAAGCTGTCAAATGTTTTATAGGCTATTTGTTCATCATCAATAAATGGGTTTATAGTGTTGTTAACCTCTATATCGACTAATTTGTCAATAGTTTCACTCAATCCTAATTGTGTAAAACTTGTTGATGGTGACATACTTATGTTTATATCCTTACCTTTTACTTTATTTATACTATACTTTTCCATTAACAAACATCTTGTATTTCACCCACTCTTACGAATTCTTGGTCTATAATTTTTTCTGTAAGTGGGTTTTGTCTTCTTATAAAAAAACTGTAATTACCATAAAAATAGTGTTTACCATTTATAAATGGGTAGTCTACACCAACACCTGAATTAGGTTCTATAAAACCAATATATAGTAAATCTCTCCAAGCTATACCGCCATTTGGGTATGTTTCTGCGTAATTTGGTATCCCTTCTGTTGGTTCATTTATACTACTAGTTTCTATTATATCAGAAAAATTCATTATCTCTAACTTACTGAATGGGTTTAAGAAATACCCCTCCCCATTTGGGTCGTCAGCTAAACCAAATCTATGTACTATTTTTGATATCACCTTCTCTTTAATTTCTAAACTATTATATTCAGCATAATCTCCAATGTAATCATATAAGTCATTAGGTTTTTCTATGGTACCCACACCATTAATAACGTATTTGGATATTGTTTCTAGCCCATTAATTGTTGTTATTTCGTAACTATTAAAGTCCCATCCAGCAACAACGTTAGACCATTTGTATGTGTTTTGGCCTGACCTTTTTATAAAACCTAAGTATAGTTCTGTTAGTGGTTTGTTGTTGTGGTCTAATAATTTACCAACATCTATATCCTTATTAAAATGATACAACCAAGTATCATTAGCTATACCTAACTCATTTACAATTGTTTTTGGGTATATACTAGTACTAAAAGCACATTTATATGAATCATATTCGTTTGTTGTTAAAACTTTATAACGTCTAACATAATATTCTGAAGGAGTACCATTTAATGTTCTAAATCTGGGTTTATTTGATGTGTATGATTGTGTTTGCCCCTTTGTTGTAAATAAAATATATTTTATAATGAAGGTGTTTGGGTCTAAAACTGAGTATACTTTAAATATACCATTTAAAATGCCTACACCCCTTAAATCTATATATGGTGGTATAAATTCTTGTGGTGGTGTGTATGATGGGTCTTCAGACCCTAGTGGTAATGATGCTGAAAATGGTACATCTAAATTGTGTGGTGTTTGTGTGGTTATTTTAAGGTATATATCATTACCACTAGAAAAAGTACCGGTAGTCCCACCATATTGGTCTGTTGCGGTAACCATGTTAATGTCTATTGTATTAGAAAAATTAATATCTTCTTGTGTTGTGTTAACGATTCTACGAAAATTACTTGGTTCTGTATAAGTGAATTCATATGGTGTGTCTAACACAAATTCTTTGTCCATATTTTTACCATCAATACCTAGACTTAATACCTTGTATATCCCATAATATGGGTTTGCAGGTATTTCCCTATTATATAGATAAACATAATCATCTACTGAAAGATTGTGTTTTTGTACACACTTAACACCTAATTTTTCTTCTTCACCTTCTGGTGTTGCTGGTAAAAAAGTTTTTATTTGTGGCCCCATATTAGCTGGTGACGATATGTTTGTACCAACTTGACTAATATATTCCATATTAAAATCAATATCTTTTTCGTGTGGGTATAATATCTGTAATAACCAGTTATTTGGTGTTACCTTTGGGTTACCGTCAGGTAGTGGGTCCCAATCCTCACTTAGTGTGCCCGTTTTTACCGTGATTATACCATCATCCGCTATGATTCGTTCTGTTGGGTCTAGTTCATTCGCCGTATATATGTTTATTTTACCAGAAAAACGATAATCTCTAACTTCCACTCTTTCTTTTTCAAAAACATCAGCTTGGTTAACCACATTAACTAAATCATATTCTATTAATGGTTTAGTTGTGTTGTCTAAGCCAATAGTCAGGAAGGTATCAGTTTCTAAAGCGGACTTACTAGTTAATTGCTTTGGTACTTTTAATATTTGGCTCATTTTTATTCTTTAACTCTAACTTTTATATCTGTTTGTGGGAATCTTATTTGAAACATCGAGTCGTATTCAGCGAATAATGTAAAATCTTCTGTTAAATTTATCTGTAACGTTTCTAAATCTGACATTTCTTGTGTTGTAACATTACTAGAATACGGTGTACCAGTCCTATTGAATACTTTGAAATCTATAACATTTAAAACCCCACCTACATTATTTATATTTTCGATTAATTGTGATAAATAAATATTATCACCCATGTCCCAATCCTGTACTTTAAAATATTTTTGTACAGAATCAATAACCCCAGCAATAACTTCACCTCTTGAAAATGCTTTATCTATAAAAATGTCTATATCAAAAGCCAAGTCAAATATTTTACCGTCCCTAGTTAAAACATAGTCATTAATCATTCTATAATCGGCTAACCAAGAGGCTATATTTTCTTTAAGTGTATTTGTAGACGAATTACTTAATTTTCCTTGACTGTCTAACCCTATAATCGCAATATCTATTTTATTTTGTCTTTCAGATACGTTATTTCTAAACGGTATACCAAACGTACCAGGCATTTTATCTATTAATACAACATAATCTTTTAATGTTACTGCTCTATTTTGTGAAGAAAAGTTATATCTAACCATCTTTTTTATTTGTTCAGTACTGGGAGCGTCAGCACCACCAAAAGCTGGGACTGGGTTATTTACTTTCAATGAGCCCTGAACCCTTTGATTTGTTTGAGCGTTTGGCCCATTTACCTCCATAATGTAAGCTCCTCTAGCTGTTAATGTGTTAGCCCCAACATTGGCGTTTGCTCCACCACCAGTTCTATATCTAATATACATGGTTTTACCAACAGTTGGTATTTCACCCATAGCTGTGGTATTTATAAAATCACCAATTCTTAATGTAAAATTGTTGTTTGCGTAAGTATTTAATTGTTCTTGGTCAGCATTACCCGAACCAAACGTCATTTTACAAAACCCCTTATCTGTATATTCTTTAATAAATCTTCTATTCGTATTAACCCATTTACCTGGTGTTATCGTTGTATTATCTGTTTGTCTTGTTTTGTCTTGTATAAAAATTTTATCTTCCATTAAAGAATCCATTTCATACCAACTTAATTCTGGGTCCGAAAATTGTGATAGTGTTGGGTTTCCTTGTAAATTAGCTCCTTCAAGAGTAATTACTTGTTCTATAGATATTACGTTTGTGTTTGGTAGTACTAACTCTAAAAATGGTTTGGCATCTATTTCTGTTATGGTCTTACTAAAAACATTTGTAACACCGGCCACTACAAATTCTCTTTTAACTAATGTATACCCAACTAAAGTTCCGTTTTGATTTAAATTTGGTAGTACTAATCTATTTGGTATTCCACCAATACTTAATGGTTCACTGAAATCAATATCATCAAGTGTTTCAAAACTCTGACCACCACCTAAAACTTGAGCCCCATACTTTAATGTTGGTGCGTATCTTATGTCAAAGGTGTCACCATTGACTGGAACATTTACAGAAAAATCTACTATAGATACCGATGGTCTTTTACCTGGAACATTTAAACCTAAAGTTCTAGCTATATTTAATATTGATTTTCTTTCTTGTGCAAAATCTAATTGTGTTTCTTGGAACATCCTATCGGTATTGAATGATAACATGTCTGATACTGCCGCGTTTAATTCTATTAACATAGTACCAATAGATGCATCATTAAAGTCTTGGAATGTTTCTGGGTAATATTTTTTAATAAAATTAAATAACTCTGTCCTTACGTCAGAAAAGTTTCTAGCGAAGTAATTAATTTTTTTGTTTGTTGTTGCCATTTTATAATTCTATTTCTATAAAATCAGTACCAGCGAAAGAGGCCGAAGTAACTTTATAGTCTAGTCTAACTATTGCTGCCTTTTCGTTTCTTTCTGATTTAGATACTGTTATTTCTAATATTGTTAGGTTTGGTATGAATTCTTTTATTGCTGCCTCTATTTCTGATTGTATAGATTTGTGTACTATACCGTCATTTTGTTCAAAAATATATTGTCTTAAGTTAACACCAAAAGATGGTAAATAAAGTCTTTGCCTTTTTTGTGTTAATAAAAGATGTAGTAAATCGGCTTTAATCGCTCTTTTACTAGTTTTTTCCATCTTTAGAAATTTACCTTTAGGGTCTTCTTCAAATGGAAACGATATATTTATGTATTTTTCTGCCATTTCTTTTTATTAATAAATATTCAACTATATAATTTATACTAAAAATATGAAATGTAAATTTTGGCATAAAAAAAGCCTCAGTATTGAGGCTCTTTTTTTATTTAAACGTTTTATTAGTTTATTTCTTCTTTTTCTGCGATAGTAGATAAGTCTACGTCAATCTCACATTGCCCACCACCACAAGCAATTTCACCACTTAAGTCTGTATTATCTTCTGTTTCTATGATTTTACTTAAATCAACGTCTAATAATGACTTCATCATTTCAAAATATTTTTCTTCTGTAATATCTTCAAATGGGGCCTGTACATATGTTCCACCATCATAAGGTAATACCGATAAACCATTATAAAATTTACGATTCTCCCACATCCACTCACCAGCTAAATCCCAATCATTTTCTTTTAATGAAATTGTTGCTGAGACATTATGTGTGTTGGAACCTTTTCTATGACCTGGACTTATCCATTCTTGTGACACTTTTTTCACCCTTTCTAATAATTCAAATGGTGACTCTGTTCTCATAATAGCACCCTCTGGTGATTTTTGTGGTATTTCAATAACAGCCGTGTCATGTGGTCTGTAGTATTCATCTTGAATTAATTCTGGATGGAATTCAGATAAATATCCATATATTGATTCGTTTTTACCAACTCTGATTCTTCTAATGTAGTAATCATTATGCCAAGCGTGAATACCTGATGAAGTACCTAATGTTAATGAAGTTGTTCCAGCCGGTTTAACCGTAGTACATCTAGCTGCTGGGTTAATTCCTATTAATTTAGCTACCCTAGTGTTTTCTTTTTTAACCAAACTAGCCGATTTTGTCATATCATAACCTAAAACTGTACCACTACCAATACCTGTCATTGATACGCCTATTAAAGCATCTTTTTCTGTGGTTTCTCTCCACTCTTCTCTTAGGTAATGAAAATCTGTGTAACCTGCTTGTAGTGTACCAATAAACGCTGCCCCTTTGACTCTTTCATTTAAATCTTCCTGACTTTCAATATCTGAAGCATTTACCTCACATAAGTTACAGAACTGAAATGGTCTTAGTGCTATTTCACAACATGGATTTGTACCCCAATCTTTATCATTTGAAAAGTAAATACCTGGTTCTCCAGCCCCCGATAATTCAACACGTTTCCAAACATCTAAAAAGAACTCTTTTGTTACTTTGTGTCTCATTAGTACCGCTGAATTATTAGCTCTACCTCTTTGTGGGTTAAGTTCCCACCAATTTCCTGCCTTACAAGAAATCATTTCATCATCGTCAGCTGAAAATAATGATATTAAAGCTGCTCTACGTATACCACCAGCTAACACAGCGTCAGCTATATAACAAACAATATCGTGTGTTTCGATTGTTGATAGGTTGTCACCATCTTATTTTTGACTTAATATACCTTCTATTTTAAGTAAACACTCTTTAAGTGGTTGTGGTCCTGGCGCTTTACCACCAGACGTAACTAACATAGCCCCTTTTGGTCTGATGTCCGAAAAATCAAATTCGATACGTGAACTTCGACCATTAAGATAAGATTTCATCAATACTTTAATTGCGTCAGCCCAACCTTCTATTGAGTCACCAATTAAAAATCTTTTTTTCCTTTTTGTGTATGGTTTGTTGATTGGTGGTAGTGAAGCTACATGATGTTTTTGTACTGAATAACCAACACCAGTCCCACCTAATAAAAGGAACATACATTCACTAAAAGCTTCTACACTATCAATAGGCATGTACGCACAATTATAAACTCTGTTTGGCGATATCTCCACTGGTTTACCCCCAAATTGCATGGACCTCATAGATGGTAATATTTTTTTATTATACACCAATTGATAAACTTTATTTATTTCGTCTTTAAGCTTTGGGTATCTTTTGATGTGCATATTTTTATTACGTGTTACCAATTCTTCCCAAGTTTCTCTTCTCTCCAATTCTGGCATATACTTAGCGTACTTCATATATACAGTTATGTCTGATAGAATTTTATTAGATAATTCCATTTTTATTTATTTTTTTAATTGTTATTAATTATTATTGTTTTATTCGGTACTTTTTTGTTCTCTTCTTAATTTCGCCATTTTTAACCTTTCTTTAGCGTTCTCCTCTTTTCTAACTTCAACCTTTTTTTCGTAACCTAAAAAGGTGTCTGAAGTTTCTGTGTCAATAAACACTTTACCATTATCAAATGTACAATCTTCAAAAATAACACCGTCTTTTCCGAATCTAGATTTTAAAACCGCTATTGTCGCCCTATTACCTTCCTTTTGGGATAAAGACCTAGCGATAGACATGATAAAATGTCCTATTTGGGCTTTTTTGATTGACCCCCCCATTTGGTCACCAGTAACGACATCCGAAGAAACTGAACTTCTATTACCTTGTACAGCGGTCCAACCCACCATATTGTACTCAACTAACATAGATTCAAAACCCCTCATTACATTGCCTTCACCTGACCATTCATCATTATATCTTCTTGCTGATTCCACACAATCGATATAATCTAAAACAATCATATCAGGTTTAAATCCTGTTGATATTAAATGTCTGATGTATGATTTAATATGGTTTACTGTAATCCCTTCAGAAGTAAACTTTCTAATTATCAAATCGTTTTCTCTACCATCAGTTTTTTCTTTAATAACATTTATTACGGACTCTTTATCGTCAGATAATTGATTTAACTCAATACCACTCCAACAAGACGCATGCTTTCTTTTAATTACATCAGGTATATCTTCAAAAACAATTTGTAAAACATTGTAACCAGCGTTATATGCTGTGTTTGCCATTTTAGTTAGTATTGTTGTCTTACCAACCCCATATGGCGCTAAAACCACACCTAACTCTCCTCTAGATAAGCCTCCATCGGTTAAATTATCTATACCATTTATCCCCGTAGGGATTGGATGCCTAAAATCCTCTTCTAAAACTGTATCCCAGCCATCAGTGATTGATGTTCCATCATCTTTTTCTGCTCCAACAGATAAAGCTTCTTTCATTATGTCAGCACACTCTTCATATCTACCAAATTCACCGTTATCAATGATTTTTGATATCTTGTCGTTTGCCTTTTTTAACTCTTGTTGTCTACAAAAATTTAATGATTCTTTTTGTACGTATTCCCAATCATCTACTTCTAGATTTTTGATTTCTTTAGTTATTTCAAATACGTAATCTTGTGTTATTTTATCTTTTATCTCTACCTTTAAAACCGTTTCAAGTGTATCCCATTTTGGTATTTTCTCGAAAGTTTCAAAATAATCTTTTATTGTAGCTATGATAAGTCTAAAATACTCGTTATCAAAATACTTCGCGTGAACTATATCGATAACTCTATCAGCAAATTTTTTATTTGCTGGGTGTAATATTTGATTTATAAATTCTGTTTGAAACCTGTACCCTAAGTACCCTAAAGTTGTAACTTTCTTACTCATATAAACTAAGTTTTGATTTATTAATAAATAACTATTTATAGTGAGATTCCGCAGTATTCCACATCAAAATTTTGTAAATAAAATGTTTCTTGTATTTCCTTAATTATAGAGGGGATTATTCTTCTAACATCAACAGAGTATCTAACTCTTTGTGGATAAACATTACCAGTAAATCTTTTTTTGATTCTGTGTAACTTATCATATCCCTTATCATTTGTTGTGACTTTTATTTCGAAATCAAAAACATCTTCATCATCATATATATTCTCAACTAAAATATCTTCTTGCAATTGTTTTCTAAATGGGTTATAACTTTTATATAGATAATCATATGTTTTATTCTTTAAGTCATCTTGGATTAACTCAACACACCCATCTACACACTCAGCTAATTCAATTGAGTTTAACACTTTAGGGTTAAAATTCTTAACCGAAAAATATCTCTGACAAATAATATTGTCATTTATGTATAATACAAACTCAAACTTCTTTTCAAATTTTCTATCAAATTTTTTCATCTTTTTTGTTTTTTATAATTTATTTTTTCTTTTTTAGCTAACTTAATAAATGGTTCCATAAAATTTAAGTAACCATTTTCCCCACCTGGTAAAGCGTACATAACACCATCTTCAATCATCATCTTGAGTACGTTTTTAGTGTCTCTCCCACTTGGGTCTATGGGTAAGTTTATTAAATTATTTACATTATCTGTAGCCTCTTCTGTTAATAAAGGATTATTTAAATCAATTATTTTTTTATTAATTTCATAAAGTGGTCCCCTATGTGTTCCCCTTGTTTTACCCTCAATGATATTGTCAATAACTTTAAGTGGTGTTTTCCTTTCTTCTTTTATTTTCTTACTTTCTTCTATTATCTCTTCTAGGGTTACTTCCCTTTCTTTTAATTGTGGAAAATGTTTCAACAGTGTGTTTTCAGTTACACCGTCAACACCTTTGATGTAATCACTCTTACACCCCTCAATAATCTTTATAAGTCCAGTGTTTGTATAATGGTGTTCAAAGAACCATTGGTAGTTACCTATCCCTACTTCCATTTTTTTATCCGCTAAAAAAATTGTAACTTCATTATTTATCATCTGACATAAATCACGGTCATTAGTATAAACCATAACATCCTCGTTACTTTTTTTATTTAAACAATAAAAAGCAATTAAATCGTCAGATTCAACATCTGGGTGTTCATACTGTCTAATAGATAAATCTTCAGCATATTCCTTAACCCTTAGTTTTTGTAATTCATATTCCTTATCGAAAAACCTAGGTCTATTTCCTTTGTATTCAGGGTAGTAGTCTAATCTAAGGGTTCCACCCCTTTCCCCATCCCAAGTGATAACTACTTTATCTATCTTATGTTCTATAATAATTTTTCTTAGTGTACCATAAAAGGCGGATATACCACCTATATGTTTACCTTTAT